GGAAGTCCTCTCGCTTATGCACAGGCTTTCGGCATTCCCTTGGTGTACGTCACCGGCGGAGTCACTCAATATCAATCTACCAACGTAGCTGCTGATTTCGCGGGCGTGCTTGTTCGTCAAGCTCCCGGCATTCAGGGTTCTTTGGCTTCTGATTTGAGTTTTAGCGGCGGGACGCCAAATCCTTTGCAAGTTCAAGGGATGGCAGTTCGTGGTTACGTCAACGTGCTCTGCACAGTGGGCACACCTGCTCGCGGCGGAATCGTTTACATTTGTGTGTCTACTGGTGGTGGCGGAGCAATCGGCGACTTCCAAGCTTCTTCAAACGCTTACAACGTGGCTCTGAGCTTGACTCAAGCCGAGTGGGCTTCTGACGGAAAAGATGCTTCAAATAACGCCGAACTTCGCATTGCGCGATAATTAAGAAAGGAATTAAAATGTCTAAATTTATGAGACGCGGATTTAAAACACAAGATAGCGCATTAGCCTATTTCGTGAATCAGTTAGAAAATCTTGATAAGCGACTGTATGAACCTTTGGTCAGTGTTTCCTGGGGGCGCGATATTAAATTGCGTGCGGGAATCACGATGTCCAATGAGTCGACTTCTTTCATCCAATCAGCATTCGCTGGTTCGGGCTCTTTGCAAAACAGTCAAGGTAACATGCCTTGGTTGTCTTCTGAGTCCAACACCATTGAAGGCGTGAGTATCAACGGCGCGAAAGTCGTGACTCCCCTTCGTTTGCTTGGGCGTGAAGTGTCCTATACATCTGTTGAGCTTGAGCGCTCGCAAATGACGGGACAATCAATCGACGTTCAAAAAACTGATGCTTTGAATGTTCTTTATCAAATGAATACTGATCAAATGGTCTACATCGGTTCAACTGATGTTGGCGCCACTGGTCTTTTGAATTCAGCTTTGGTGACTTCAGGCTCGGTTGCAACGGGAGCTTCGGGCTCTACGCTGTGGACGCAAAAAACTCCTGATGAGATCTTGGCTGACGTGAACACTCTGCTTGTGAGCACATGGCAGGCTGCTGGTTACGCAGTGATGCCTTCGAAGCTTTTGTTACCTCCACAACAATTCGGTTACATCAGCACGCAAAAAGTTTCTTCTGCTGGAAACGTTTCCATCCTGAAATATTTGATGGAAAACTGCATTGCCTTGAATATCAACGGAAAGCAGCTTGATGTTCAACCAGTGAAGTGGCTTCCAGGTCTGGGCGCCGGCGGAACAAACCGCATGGTTGCTTACACCAATGAAGAAAACCGCGTTCGCTTCCCGATGGTGCCTATCCGACGTGAGACTGCGTACTATCAAGGAATGCGTTTCTTAGCTCCGTACATTTATGCATTCGGTTCTATTGAATTCGTCTATCCTGAGACAGCTCAATACGCTGACGGCATTTAATTTTGAAAGGAAAGAATATTATGCAAGTTGAATTTTTACAGGCGGCGAAGTTTCCAAACCCAGCCGCTACAAAAGAGGACGAAAAAGAACTCTTTTTTAAAAAGGGTGTGCACGAGGTGCCTGAGCATGTCGTGCAGCATCCATATTTTCAAGCGCTTCTGAAAGACAAAAAAGTGGTTGAACCCGAGGCAGCTAAACAGTCTCTGGCCGAATCAATCAATGAGCGAAATGCTCGTCTTGCAGCAGCAGCTTTGCAAAAACCCGCAGCGGCTAAAAAACCCGCTCAAGTTCAAGCAAAAGGAAAATAATGACGTTTGATGTTGCACTGTTTCGAAAGCAATTTCCTGAGTTTGCAGATACGGTGCAGTATCCTACACCAATGGTCGACTTTTGGTCGGGCATTGCTAGTCAGCAAGTGAACCAAAACAAATGGTGCGAAATGTGGGTGACGGGCGTTTCTCTGTACACGGCCCACGAATTAGTAATCGCACAGCAAAGTGCAAAAGCCGCCAAGCAAGGCGGCGTTGCCGGTACTTCCGGCGGCATTGCCAACACCAAAACAGTGGGGTCAGTGACTGTCGGATACGATGCCACATCGACGACTGAAAAAGATGCCGGCTATTGGAACCGCACGACTTATGGAATTCAGTTCATTCGACTAACCCGGATCTTTGGTGCAGGAGTGATTCAATTATGAGCAAGCCTACACTTAAAATCACACAAGACTTCACCAAAGAATTTAACGATATTATCAAAGGTTTTAAAAACGATGCCGTCCTTGTCGGCATTCCCGAAACCAAAACAGCTCGTAAAGACGAAAGCTCCGCTGAAATTGGCAATGCTGCAATCTTAGCGATCAATGAATTTGGTTCGCCCCTCAATAATATCCCTCCCCGGCCTGTCATGGCTTTGGGGATCAGACAGGCTCAAGAGTCTATTTCGCAAGAATTCAAAAAAGCGGCAGTAGCGGCCCTTGAAAAAGGGCTCTCTGCCCTCGCTATCTATTATGAACGCGCCGGCATCATCGCTTCAAACTCCGTGAAGAAAGTGATCAACTCTCAAGAAGGCTTTAAAGGCCCTTCAGAGGCGACGCTGATTTCTCGAAAAGCTGCGGGCTTCTCAGGCTCTAAAGCTCTGATCGTCACCGGACAGCTTCGAAATTCAATTACCTACGTCGTCAACAAAGGGGGTCTGTGATGGCTCAAATTGATGTCGACGTTTTAATCGGAGACCCAGATTTTGCCGATGAGGTGACGCAAATTAAACGCACGCCTACAGTGAATTTTCGCGGCGAGAATCTTATCACGGAAGAGAAGATTTGCACTTATGGTGGAATTCAGCCGGCCTCTGGCAAAGTCTTGCAGCGCCTTCCTGAAAGTCTGAGACTCGCCGACGTAAAAAGTTTCTGGATCAGGGGCACCATCACTGCGACGGCTCCTGGAAAATATACCGATATTTTGGAATCAAAAGGAAAACGTTATCAAGTTCAAACAGTCATGGACTGGTCTAATTTCGGCGAGGGATTTGCTGAAGGCACCTGTGTCGCGGAGTTACCATCATGAATAATTCTTCATTGAGTGGATATTTACTCCCCGGCTCGCCCCCAGTCCTTCAGGGTACACTGACTCTTTCCCAGTTTATTCAGACTGTATTGGTGGGCGTGTCGGGACTTTCTGGTGAATTTGTGAGACCAAACTGGCAACCAGCGCCACCAAAGCAGCCGGACCTGTCAGTTAATTGGCTGGCCTTTGGAATTGAATCGAGCACTCCTGCTGCGAATTCCTTTGTGGGAATTGATCCCACAGGACAGACCGAAAACGTGTATTCGCAGCGCCATGAAACACTTGAAGTGCAATGCTCTTTCTACGGCCCTGCCAGTTATGATCTCATGACAATTGTGCGAGATGGTTTTCAAGTGCAGCAAAATTTAGCGTCGCTCACTGCGGCTAAAATGGGTTTTACCGAAATAGGCCCAGCAACGCACATTCCTGATTTAGTTAATGAACGCTGGATTGATCGATGGCAAGCAAGCATCTTCTTGCAGCGCATGATCCAGCGCACTTATCCGATTTTGACATTTCTTTCAGTGAGTGGAACCATTGATGCAGAAAGCCCCGGCGGGACAGAGTTTCGTAGTAATTTTTCCGCCACGGTTCCTTAAGATTTTAACAAAGGATGTGTTCTCATGCCACTAAGTTTAGCTTCAGCAAATTTTACCGGATTTCAAGGAATTCTGAAACCCAATGTGCCGGCCACCATTGCGATGGGCGCTCAAAATAGTTCTGTCGTTTTACAAAATGGGTTTTCTTTAGCGGGCATTCAATTGCCGGCAGCTTTCACTAGCACTGCGATTACTTTTTTGGGAAGTTTGGACGGCGTCACGTTTCAGCCAGTTTATAATAGTGCAGGATTAGTTTCATATACAGTGGCTCAGGGCCGCTACATCGCAATCAATCCAGCGGATTTGCAAGGTTTAGCTCAGATTCAAATCGTCGCCGGCACTGCCGAAGCGGCAGCCCGAACGTTAACTTTGTCATTGAAAGGAATTTAATAATATGTTGGACGTATCAAGATTAATTAATGCGACCGTGAGTCTCTCTACTCCCGGCGCAGTAGGAAGAACATTCAATACTTCTCTTTTCATTGGTGACAGTCCAGTGATCAGCGGACTTCAACGCATCCGTTCTTATTCAAGCATTGACGCCGTCGAATCTGATTTCGGTAGCACCGCCCCCGAGACTATCGGTGCCGAATTTTATTTCAGTCAAAGCCCACAACCGCAGACTCTTTATATTGGTCGCTGGATTAGAACAGCGTCCGCAGCCCAAAATGTTGGCGGAATCCTTTCGAGCGTTCAACAGCAAATCACGAACTTCAACGCCATTTCAAACGGGGGCTTCGATATCACTATTGATGGAGTCGTCAAAACTTTAACAGGCATCAGCTTCCTAGGCGTGAGCAATTTAAATGGTGTGGCGTCCGCGATTAATGGAGTATTGACCGGGGCCGTCGCTTCTTTCAACGGGCAGCAATTTATCGTCACCAGCAATTCGTCTGGAATCGGAATCGCAGCTTCGGGCTCTATTACAATTACAACCAACCCAAGTCCCGGCGATACTGTCACGGTTAACGGCACTGCGATCACTTTTGTGGCGTCTTCCCCTACTGGAAGTCAAGTTCTTATCGGCGGA